CTTGCACGGTCCAGCGGCGGGCGTTGCGTTTCTGCACGAATTGTTTCATGGCCTCGGTGTCTCCGGCCTTGCGGTCGAGATCGGCTTTGACCCACTCGACGGCCAGCGATCCCCACGGAATCCACCAGACGGCAGCGGCATCGTAGTGAAAGGCGATCCGCCCTGGCGCGCCGTGCGAGGTGACGATGTAGCGCGAGCCGGATGACAAAGCGCGGCGGATGCGCGGGTCGTCCATGTATTCGTGCGAGCATGTGGGGCAGACGAGCCGGGCGCTCTTGGCGACGCGCTCCCAGAGCATAGCGCCATTGGCGTCGGTCTCGCGGTCGAAGGCGATGTTTTTGAAATCCCACGGATGCACAGCACCGCAGAGACACTGCCAAGAGAATTCGCGCTTTTCGCACAAGTCTTCTGCGTCGTGGAAATCGTCGCCTTCCTCGCCTCCTTGCGATACCAAGATGCGGCGGGCGTTCCATCGGTCGTGAGTTCGGCGGCGGAATTCCTCGAGCATGCCGCGCTTCCACCGCCATACTTCGTCGGCTATCGCCCAGCGGATGGATTTTTCCTGTAGGCTGGTGAGGTTTGCGCCACCGATGAAGAGCGGCATGTGCGGAAAAAGGATTTCAGTCTTGCGCTTCTGGTGCCGGTCTTTTGGGAAGAGCTTGGCGACCGATGGTATCGCTTCGAGCATCGGCCCGAGGCGCGACTCGGCCCACTGCTTTGCCGTCTTGTCGGTCTGCCCGGTCACCAATGTCGGGCCGGGGTTCTCGCTGATGATCCATGCCAGGAGAGACTCGAAAAGCGTGGTCTTCCCGCTGCCGACAGGGGCGCAGATGATGATCTCGTCGTTCGTGTCTTTGGCGATCTCCTCGATCGGCTCGTTCATCCACTGCGCTGTCGTGGAATCGAATTGCGTATTTCGCGCCGAGTGCGGAACGACGACATGCCGAGACATCCATTGCACCGGACTCAGCCGCTCGCCGGGGTTCACGCCGAGTTTGAAATATTCTGCGATCATTCGTCGGAAAGTATTTTTAAAACGCGGTTTATTTCATCATCTAAGATCGGCACCATCTGCGCTGCGGATAGCCCTTCGAGTCGCCCAGGCAATGCGCCACTCCATGAAAAGAGTTGAGCCTTCACGGCCATGCCAAGAGCGAAGTTTTCTTCCTTTACTTTCTCGACAGCAATGTGCTTCCCCTTGGTGACCTCGAGCAAATACTCGATCCGGTCGCCCTCGAGCTTCAGCTTCCTGAGCCTCGCGGCCTTCATGTCCTCTACGGGCAGGCCGGTGGTTTCGGATTCGGCGGCAAGGTTGCGCGCCTGCCGTTTTGTTACAGCAAGCTCGCTGGCAATGCGATCCGTAACAGGGTCACGAGGTCGGCCCTTGCCTCTCTTTGGGGTGGTCTTTGGCTTCATTATGCGGAAACGGGAATTTTATTGCTCACAGAAAACTATTGAGCGACGGGCAAACTGCACGGATTGAGCGGGTTGGTAGGGTTCCCGATGCCCCCCCGTCTTGGCGGCGGAGGCGACAAATGATTTCACTTTTTGCAATCATTTGTGCTGTCGCGCTCAAGGAGTAGCGTAACTTGATCGCGGTGAAACGCTTCAGCGAGTTCAAGCGCGGCGTTGCGCTCGCGGAGAATGCGCTCGTAGTGGTTTATGGTCATGGTGGCGATGTCTCCGTTCGCTCGATCCATCAGCGCGGCGTCTCGCTCACGCTCCAAGCGTTGCGCCACTGCCCGAAGCACTGGCGACCAATCGCCGCCGGATGCTTCGACGACTGCATCCGTCTCTGGTGTGTCGCTCATTTCGCGCGCTCCTTCAGCGATGTATCATCGGCGCACTCCCAGCATTTTTGTTCAGGTGTGCAGACGAAACATTTCGCGCGCTCCTTGATCCGCTCCATCCCATCCCGAAGCTCAGACACGACGCCAAATTTGTCGTTTTCGAAATCTATTTCTGCCAAATCAATAGCGCGTTCGGCGATATAGATCAGCTCTTTGACTTCCTCCCTCGCCTCGTCGCGCCCGCGCTCAAATCGACCAGCATCAATTTCCAGTCTGTCTAAACGATCATACCAATTTTCTGTAATTCGTTCTAAATTCTGCAAATAAGTTAGCGAATCAATAAATCCATCGGGATGATTTCTCTCGATCCAGCGGTGTATTGATGAGAGTTCTTTTTGCGCCTCGTCGCGCTCGCGCAAAGCTCTTGTAAGCGGAGTTCCACACGCATGGTTGGTTGCGCCTTCTAACACGCAAATGCGTTCTGCTTGGTTTTTAATTTTCTCCCGCGCCTCGTCGCGCCTGCGTTCCAATTCTCCGAGTATCGCCGACGAACGAAATAGAGTGAGAGATATAGGCTTGCCGCTGTATCTCTCAGCCCACAAATTTAGATTCTCGATAAGGTCTTTAATTATTACAGACTCTAGTGTCTCACTCATTTCGCGCCCTCCTTGAGTTGGTCGAGTTCGGCGCGTAAGACGGCGGATGTATACGAGAACTCTCCGTATTCTGATGAAGAAATTGCTTTAATCGCCATCTCCGCAATGTCGCGCAACTTGGCGTTTTGTTCCCGCGCTTCGTCGCGCTCGCGCTGCATTTCGCGTTTGTCTTGGTAATCAGACCAAAACAATTCTTCCTTGGCTTTTTTAGTTTCCGATAGAGCCAAATCACCTCTAACAAGAGCATTGGCAAGAAGCTCCCTCGCCTCGTCGCGCTCGCGTTCAAGTTTTCGTGCAAAATCTGCTGGCACACATTCTCGGTCGGCATTTTCCAATCCAACCGATGTTAGTGCATCCGTCTCTGGCGTGTCACTCATCGCTGGCATCCTCCTTTAACTGATCTACAAAGTCCCACGCCTGCTTTGCTCGTAGGTCGAAATACCTGGCTAAAAGATGAGCCACGCCTTGCAAGGTGGTCTCTTCTGCGGTGACGAACTCCTCTACCAGACACGCGATCTGTCCGAGCATCTGGCTGTGTTTTTGTTCGGCGCTCATTTGTTGAGGAGTTCGCGCACGCGCTTGGCTTCCTTCTCCATTGGCTCGAGGAGTTCGAGCGCGCGGTTGAGTCGGTCCTTGTCCCATTGCGGTATCTCGTCGCTCATCTTGCGCTGCCAGAGGATGAACGACTGGCTCAATCCTTCGATGGTGACGATGGCCTTTGTCTTGTCTGCCGGGTTGAGTGCGGGCTTGGGTTCGGGTAGGGAAAGGCCGAGGTCAAGTTCAAGTTGCGTCTCGGTGTCTGCGGTGAACTCCACGCCCCAGCGTGCGGTCGAGTAGTCGCGGGACTGGGTGAGCCACTTGGTTGCGGCCTTCTTGCACACCAAAATGTCGCGGTGGATCGCGGTCCATTCGGTGGGTGTGAGGTTTTCTGGCAGGTTGAGCGCTGCCAGCGTGAACATGGTTGTGTCTATTAGTTGCATTATTTTGTTTGTGTGTTGTTTATTTCGGATTGAATGTTTTGAGCTAATCTTTGGCTAACTTCTGTTGTTCCTCTATTTCCATTTGCCTCGTCTAAAAGATTGTTTAAACAGGCATCTTGGTTTTTTCTCTTTGCGATTGCCGCTGCCTTTGCCGCGGTAAAGGGGTCAGTTGCCTTGGCGCGGAATGTTTCCCGGCTGGCTTGGGATTTACGGAATTTGGTGCACTCGAACGATGTATCCTTGCCGCTCAGGACATCGCGCACGCCCAGCGTGTAGTGCGAGAGTAGCGCACGGGTGACGCCCAGCTCGCGGGCGACTTCAGCCTGGGAGCGTGCGCCGTTGAGTTGGTCGAGGCCGGAGGCGAATGCCAGAGCGTGCGCCATGGCTGGCAGGTTGCTGGCTTTGAGTAGAAGGCCGATGACCTTGCCGAGGATGAGCGCCTGATTCTTTCGCACTTCGTTCTCGACATGAAGCAGGACAAGGCGCGCGGCCTTCACGGAGATGCCGAGCGAGTCGGCGAGTATTTCTTCCGGCGAATCGATTTCGTCGGCGATGTCGGGCCAATAGACCCCCCCGTTTTTCTCAAACAGGCGGGCTGCTTCTGCGGGTGAGGCTGAGATCATTGGATGTTTTTGAGCAGGATTGTTTTTAGGTTGTTGTATTTGGAAACTTTGTCGAATTCGTCAGAATGGATTTCGTAGGTCGTCCAGGTCGTGTTGCACTTATTGCATTCGCGGCGGCGGTAAGTGTGTTCGTTGTTTTGCCGGGAGTCGGTGACTCGGGAGGTTGAGAGGCATTTCGGGCAGGGTTTCATTTGCCCTCCTCGAATCTGGCGATGTGTCCGTGCATGATGACCGGCACTGCCTTGTCACGCTCTCCGTTGCGGTTTTTGTCGATGCGCAGCACCTTGCCTTCGTCGCCTTTGGCGATGATCCAGACATGGTCGGCATGGTGACTGATCGCGCGCGATTCGCGGAGTCGGCCTTCGTCGTTGAGTTGGGACGCCGTGCCCACTGCGATGTCGAGTTGCAGCGCCAAGCCTTTCAGTCGCCGGGTGATCTCCGAGACATGCTGCTCGCGTGTCTCGTTCTTGCCGAGGGTGCGCAATGCCACAAGTTGGATGTAATCGACTATGAGCAGGTCGAGTTGGCCTTTTCCGTGTGCCTCGCGGGCAGAGGCTTCGATGGATTCCCAGTCGCTAAAGTCCGATTCTATGCGGAGATTAGTCCGCTTAAACGCCGCAAGCGCCTGGTGCATTCGCGCCATGTCTTGCTGGATCATGCCCTCGGCAGCGGTCTTCACGCGGTGGCCGGTGAAGTTTGAGAGCATCCGGCCAAAGACCTGCTTGGCTGGCATCTCCAGGCTGAACAGGAGCACATGCTTGAGCTTTTCTGCCGCGTCGAGTGCCACCTGTTGCAGGATGATCGATTTTCCGCCGGATGTCTCGGCCGCCACCACGAAGAGTTCACCGCGCTTGGGTCCGCCGCCGGTCAGGGCATCCAGTGACGGCAGGCGGGTCGAGAATGCCTCGGGCGGCTCCGTGCGCTCGATCTCGGCGAGCCATTCGTCCATCGTTTCGGCCAGCGTCTTGCGCGGGCGGTCCACAAGGGCCGAGATTTCAGCGAGACGCCCGGAGACGGCTGCGATGTCGCCTTCCATCGTTCGAAACGAAATGGCAGCCTCTGAGGCCGCTTGTTGGGCCTGCCGGTAGCGGGCAGCGGTCAGGAGTTGTTCGCGATACCAGAG